TTCATAGCTTGTGTTAATCTAAACGAAGCTGATTGAGAAGTTACATCAAATGCTTCTGCTGTTGCACCGGCTGATTTTTCTAGATCATTAAATATTTCTCCAGCTACTGCAGCACCTTTTCCAGTAAGATCTAAAACACCCCTTAATGCTCTTAAGTTTGGAAAAATATCACCAGCTGCTTTTGCATTCCCATCAATTGCTATTCTTAAAGTATCTAAAACACTTAAAAGGCCTTCCTCACTTATTTGTTGTCTTAAACCAGCAGCACTTAATCCCATTTCACCGAAAGCTTTATCTGTAGCTGGTGTTGTTTTTAAAATAGCTGAAAGGATCGCGTTTAATTGTGTTGCACCTTGTGCAGCATCAGTACCAGTTCTAGACATTGCAGCCATGGCAGCACCTACTTCATGAAATTCCACGTCCATTGCACTTGCTGTTGGTAACACAGCACCCATTGCAGCAGCCAAAGTATCTGCACTTAATTTACCTTCTCTAACACTAGCAGTTAAAACATCTGTTGCTTCTGTTGCAGATATACCAAAAGCATTCATTGCACTTGTAGATAAATCAGCTACAACAGCAACATCACCTAAACCAGAAGCAGAAGCTTTAGCCGACATTTCTAATACCTCTAGAGCTTTCGTACCAGTTAAACCAGCAGAAGCAATAAAGAACATTGCATCACTTGTATTTTTAGATGAAATGCCAGTAACCTTTGCCATCCTTCTAGCAGCATTCTCGAAAGCTTTAAAATCCTCCTCTGTACCACCAACAAGCGCTTTAATTTTAGTTATATTTCTGTCAAAATCAACGCCCATTTTTATAGCAGCACCACCAGCTAATCCACCAATCACACTAAATCTTTGTAAAGAAGCGCCTACAGATTTTAATTTTTGACCAAAAGCTTGAACTCTACCACTTGCAGAAGTCAAAGCTTTATTCAATCCTGCAGCATTACCCGTTATGTAATACCTTAATTTATTATCTGCCATATAAGAAAGTTTTTACAAAAATAAGAAATATTTAGTCGATAGGTTTGTGTTTCATCTTGCTAACTCTTTCTCTAAAAGCTTCCATTTCATCTGCAGTACTTTTAGGTTTGCCTCTTTGCAAGTAAACATCTTGTGGTAATGAAAACAATTTATCAGGCGCTATCATTTGTGATCTTTTGTTACAGTTCACATTAAATATCATAGCAGACATAAATCTAGTTCTTTCCCAATCTAAATTTTGTTGTATCAAATATGCTTCGCCAAGTAAATGATTTTCTTTCCATGTATGGATCCAAAATTCATTTGGATTAATGCCAACCTGACCTATATAAAAATCTAGAATCTCATCCCAATCAAGTTGGCTTGTTACTTTCCCTTTTTTGTAGTTTTTTTAACATTTCTGCTTAAACCAGCATTAAGATCATTACCTAGAATTCTGCTTTCCATCATTGCATTAACAATTTCTTGTAATTGTTCAGCTTCAAAATCCTCTAACCATACACCAACAGTAAATTCTGTGTAATCAATTTTATTCCCTTGTTCTTGATCGTTTGCAAGTATTGCAGAATAAACTAAAGTTCTAATTGTTTTAATTGAAATACCTTTATCAAAAACCTGTGTTAGATCCTCTAAAGAAATATCTAAAATGTCTGTAAAATTTGCCCAAAAGTTCATGCTGAAGTGCATGATCCTGTTTTTACCACCTAACTTGATAGTATGGTAACCTCTTTTCTTGTTTGCCATATAATTATAAATTAAAGGCACAAAGATAAACAATGTGCCTGATTATTTATATTATTTATTAGTTTGTTGCTTTAGAAATTGCACCTGTAATAGTGATTGTACCACTATAAGTAACAGGGCTTTCCATTTCTGCGCTCATTTCAACACTAGATAAAAATCCTTGACCGCTATATACTGCATCACCAGTTGCAGCAGTTCCAAAACTCCAATATAGTTTTGTTCTTGCAATTAAATAATCTGCAGCTTCGATAGCATTGTTTGAGTCGTCATAAGCAACTAAACCTTCAAATGAAATTTCTCCTGTTCTTGTTCCAGCAATAACTTCATTATATCCGCTACTGTCTTTTGTAGTAGCATCAGGTAAGTCAGCTGATAAACTCATTGAAGCACTTGTTGAATGTCCTATTGTAGCAATAGATCCTTGTGAGCTATGAAATTTCAATAATAAATTTGTTCCGTTAAATACACCAGTTGTAGCCATTCGTATATGTTTTAAAAATTTTATTCAAATATACAAATAAAAATTTTATACATTTTGCCATTGTGTTGCGATATCCTCCCAGAATTCAAATATGTTTTCCCAGTTTCTTTCATCACCAGCTGTTATAATTCCAGTTAGTTGAATATTAAGATCAAAGGAGGTTGCGTTTTCAAATTCGGCTGTTTCAGAAACATCAACAATAAATCCTTCTGCTCTAATAATAAATGTTGGATTTGAACTTTCTTTAAAGTAAAATGTTTGTATAGATCTTGTAATAACATCATCACAAAACTCTTCAAAATTTAAACTATCATCATAAGCTGTTAAGCCATTACAAGAAATTTGCCCACCTCTTGCGCATGCAATAAACTCTTTCCATCCTCCACTATCTTTTGTTGTAGTTTCTGGTAAATCTAAATTAAGTGTTACTTGTGTATCTGTTGAATGACCAACAGCTGTTTGATCTCTAAATAATAAAAAGCTTGTTGAATTTATAACAGGCATTACTCCTCATTTAGAGGTGTTATTTCGCCTGTACTAATATCAATCTGACCTTTGCCGTGTTTCTCCTCAATCTCTTTCATTTTTTCTTGTTGCTCTTTTTGTGCGTCTTTCCATGAACTAACTAGTTCACCGATCTCACTATGAGCAATAACCCTCATGCCGATTTCAGTTGCTATTTGATTTGGTTTTGCGATTGATTGTTGTAATTCTTGTAGTTCTTTTTCCTCAAGTTTTGCCATTTTTTATATAATTTAAATTAATTTTTTTAATCCCAATCTGGATTTAAATATTCATCTACAGGATTTTTTTGTAGTTCGATTTGATTATCAAGATTTGATTTCATAGAATCAACATCAATACCAGCTTCTAACCAACCAACAACATCTGATTTTTGTAAATCATCGTACTCAATAAATGGGTCTCCGTCTTTATATTGAACACTTAAAGTACCAATTGATGTTGCAATATATTTATCTGGATCCGAATCGTCTTTTGCTATATAACTCCAATGTACTGTATATATAACATTGTCTTTGCCATCTTGTTTTATTTTGGCATCTAATTGATTTATATGCCAGTTGTATGTATTAGCCATAATTTTTTTTACAAAT